TGTTATTCGAAATGCTCTATTAGCTCATTTGTCAACGGAACACCAAACTTACGCTCAATTATTACTCATTCCTGATTATGAGAACTTAATCATTGATACAGCTGCTCTTTGCATCGCTGACAATCAGTTTTCTATAACTAAGAGTACTAATTGGTTGAATTTTAATTATGGTGAGTTGTTTGGAAAAATTCCTTACTTAACGACTTTATGTAGTACGGCAATCAATAAGTTTGTAAATGTATTATCCAAGGTTCCATCCTGGACAACTGCTCATCCTATTTTACTTATTGCATGCTGTTACTTAGTTATGACTAAACATGGTCGCTCTATTTTATGTTCATTTTTTCCAACCTTCCCAAGTTTACCTAAATTACCAGACGTCCCTTCTTTTGATGTCATATCCCGCATCATGCCAGAACCACAAAATCCTTTATCTCCTGGCACTTACCAACCTATCCGCTTACACGATTTAATTATCAAACAGTCACAAAATTACGTAAGTCTTGTTCCAAAGATAAGTTATAACTTTCCCCTTTATAACGTTTATGATGTTTCAGTCAATGGTCTTAGTACAATGTCGAGTTATTATGATGTACAACAGTATGGCCCTGTTATTGAACGCGTATTGTCTGTTGTTTTCATATTGTTAGGCACAGTTCGTCGAAAAATGTATACTTTTGACTCCGATGATTGTGAAATGTTAAGCTCTGTTATTATTGCACCAATAGAGGAAGAATTTTAAAATGTAACCTTGTAACTGGTTTGCTTTTTTCCTTTGCGGAATTTTATTATCGTTGGTATATTATTGGAGAACCTTTTGCTAGTAGATTGATTCTTTTAGGAGTTCATTTACTAACTCTGTGGTATTGGCCTGGTGTAGATGGTTACTGGGCACGTGTTCGTTTCCATGCTTTTTATAATGCTTATTGCCATTTTGCCCGTATAGTTTTAACTCTACCAAAACCAGCAAATGTCAATGAGTTTTTTGTAAACCAGCAGCAAATTAACCCTATTGTTCCTTTAGTCACTGAGGCTAGCGTTGTCCCATTTACTTATTATGAAAATAATTGTGTAAGTATGGACAGTCATTACGATGAAGCAGAATTGACCTTGTGTCCATATTTGAAAGTTGTTTCTAATACACTTCCTCAAATTCTCTGCCCACCAAACAAACCGTGGACTGCTATTTGTCCTATTTTAACAAGTATGGGTGTACCTAATAATTCTTTTAAGAATATGTACGCCGTCAACCGCACTCGCTTGATGACTGCAGCTCCCCTGTCTGCAGCAGATCAATTTAATGCATGGACTAATGACGATATGTCAAAACTTGTTAACCACATTATAAGTTTGTTTACACCAATTGTTTATGATCCATACTCTTTCGAAAAAGAATTTGAAAGTTTTATTGAACATTTTTCTGGTTCTAAAAAGAAAATGTATCAAGCTACTTATTTACAACTTAAAAATAGTTCATATTACATTTCTAAGTATAAGCGTACTCATTGTTCCTGTAAAATAAAGTTTGATGAATTGTTAGTCAAACGTGATAGCACTACAGTCGGAAAATATATGCCCTTTAAACCACGTATAATCCAAGCAGTCGATGTTTCCATTCAGGTTATGCTTGGACCTTTCCTAAATGAAGTCGCTAAATATTTAAAATATGAATTGTTCGGTCTAAATTCTGAAATATTTAATTTTGCACAATTAAAATGCAAATGGTTTTATGCCCCTGGCCAAACCATTGAGACCATATCTAAATGGTTCAATACAGCTCTTTTAAATGCTGATTTATTTAATATCGCTGCGGCTGGTGATGATACTTTGATTATTACTAAAATAGACAACCGCATCGTTTTTATCGAAGGTGATGCATCCAAC